ATAACTCGGAATGAACCTGAGCCACCAATAAGGGAGTCGCCTACTTTCCATACCTTCGGTTCAGCAGACAACTGGTACAGACCACCTTCGTCGTATGCACCAGCGTCGCCACCAATTGAGTATGTTTTACCGTCCGTGTAACCAACTATGCAAGTCATAACGATTCAATGTCTTTAAGTATTTGAAGTCCTTTGTCTGTTATTCTACACACCATTGCAGGGTTGCCCCGTGTCGTTGGTCGTGTCTCTCCAGTACGTTCAATTAACTTGTGCTTACGCAATGTTGAGCAATGCCTACGGTCGTCGTATTCACCAAGTATTTCAGCCTTATTGCCTGCTTCTTGGTCGGTCATTGGGCCATGCTCTTTGAACGCCAACAACAAACGGTGACGCTCTTTGCCACGCTTAATGGGCAACATCTTTGCTGCTTGGTGGCTAGTCCAAGGGTCGGTTTTGTGAGCATAAGTTTCTATGCTTGTTAATATGTCTAAAAGATTTTCAGTCATTAATCCCAGGCTCCAAAAATACCAAGCAAGATAAAAACTAAAAACCCCACCGATAAACCTAAAAATATTCTTGCAAACCAAATCATTTGTATTGCTCCGGTACTATGCCTTTGTAAGGGAATTGTTGATTCTGAGGTTTAAAGGATGCTTCGCACTTGGGACAGAACACGTACGGCCGTTGCGTCAGCGCTACCATCCATTCGTGCTTGCATTCTTTCCACTTACTCATGATAACTCTAGGATTACTCCGACTACTTCTGCTTCGGATAGGTCGTTAAGTGACTTGAGTTCACGGCCTACTAAACCTTCTACAAACTTCTTACGCTCGACAGGCTCAGCGAACTTTGCTGATAGCAAGTCACGCATTGTCTCTGCCGATGTCTTTTCCTTTGGCTTAGCGCTAGCCTTGGCCCTAGTTGCTGAGTTGGCGTCGTCGTCCTCATCGGCCACTAGCCCCAAGCAACTCATATATGAGTAACGACGAGCATAGGTGCACGCACTACCAAAACTTTGCATGTCCTCTTTGGCAAGGTGTAGTTGCATTGAGTAAGCAATGTACTGACCTGATTCGTGAATCAAATAAGTAAGTAGAGAGTCGGTGCCATCTTCTGAGTGAGTGATGAACTGACTAACTGCAAGACCATGCTTTGCTAAAACAGGTGCTGTGTGTTGCACAACCTCTGGTAGACCTGCGTATTTGCTCTTAAAGAATGGGTTAACTGAACCCTTTGGTACTGCACTGAACTCGGCTTGAGCCTTGACCAATGACATTGCTAATTCGTTAATTTCTTGTGATTGCATGTTCTCTCCTTAGAACTCTGAATTTAAATCATAACCGAGTGCCGCAAATGAAGTCATGATTGCATCCATGGTTTCAAGGCAAGCCTCGTAATTCTTTAGATGAGCAAGATAAACTGATGCCCCGTCTTCTTTTAACACAACAGCCCAGTCGTCCCCGTCTAAGCAATCAGGGTACAACGTCAGTGTAACATCGTTACCTGTAATTGTTACCATTGGTGAATCCATTACTTACTCTCTCTCTTTGTCATTGCACTACTTGTTATTTTTATTAAACCTGGTCCATCGTCCATACATACAGACTTAAAAGCACAATAATCACACTGCCAAGCACTTGATACTGGATTAAGTATCACCAAGTTGCCATCGTCATTGATAGCCAAACGGTCAGGTAGGTAACCAGCATCAATGTTGAAGGCCATGCCTTCCATGCGTGCCAACTCCTCTGTCGCCAGTGGCTCCCACTCCGAACGTGGAATGTTGAACTCAGCAAGAAAACGATTAACGCCTTCAATGCCCATGTTGTTGGCCTTATTCTTTGACAATGCTTCAAAACCAATACTACCCATAACAAGTGTCTCAATGCGAATCTCAGGGTTTTCCCCCTCAATACCCAATGCATTAAGCCCAGCCTGTGCAACTGCTTTACCTGCTGGCCCCTGTGGGTTGTTAATCGTACCACGCAAACGGTTCCAACCAACTTGTTTGTCAAAGGCATAAGTGCCCATGGTCTTTAGTTCGTAAAGAACGTGAGTGCCACCGTAATTGGTTCCAACGTCGTACGTGTCAATAAGAGCGTCACATGAACCTGATAGGAAATCTCCTATCATGGATGGGACTTCAAATTGTGCTGATGGAAAACGTCGACCAATTGCTTCTTGTAGCGCTTCGTGGACAATAGTGCCGAGGCCAGTGACCCATGCTCCTGCTTCGTCCATTGGCTCTGTTGGGTCGGCATTAAAAGCCGCATACCCTTGTTGACGACCACAAGAAAATGTAGACGAATAACGCAATGGTGTGTTTTTTGCCGTTGGCTTTGGCACTTGCGACTTGATGTGCAATTCCTCAACCAACAAACTTGTAATGACTGGGTTAGATACCTGATTCATACAACTCCTTCCTAGAGTGGATACAACAATACACACTTACAGGGGGATTGTCAAATACTATCTATTCTAATTTCATCATGATAATCGATGAGGTGGTCCATAATTTCTTGAAGACCATAGATAGAACGTTGAATTCTACAAATTTCGCATTTGTACCCTCGAAAATCACCCCTATGAGTTAAAACGTTTTCGCCTGTATCCCTATTTACAATTTTTGCGTAACTCATATATTTAAATGACCTCCAAAGTCATGGGTTGTACTTTTAACCGCAATAAGGTTTGCCTGTACGTAAGGAATGTGATTGTCGTGATGCCACTTGCTAGGAAAGAAACTGCGTAAGCATGACACTTGGAAACGTACACGACCATCAATAAAGTCAGAGTATGTCTTGTCGGTGTGATACCAGAACGAGTTCTCGTTCCAGAACGCAATGTGTGTTGGGTCTTGGAACGCACCACGTCCATCACTGCTTGGGGTCATAGATAGCAACATGCCACCGTGTGCCAACTTGTCGTAGCACCACTCCATGAACGCCACCTTGTCAGGCAAGTGCTCCATAAAATCGTGCGCACGGATAACACCAACGCTACCGTCGGCTATGTCCATGTCAAAAATGTCACCCACGTAATCAACACCAGGGCCAGGGCGTAGGTCAACGCCTAGAAACCCTTCAGCCTTGTTGTGGTGTGCACCCAGGTCAAGGGCAAACAGACCCTCACGCTTAGCCCAAGCCACGGCGTTACGCTCTACGGTCTGGTGATACAACTCCACGGTGCCAGTCTGAATCTCGGCGTTACGTACAGTTTGAGTGTTGTCTGGATGTACACGTTGCAGGTACAAAATCTCAGGAATGTGGTAGAACTTGGTTGCCTGGTACATACGAGCCATAATGTCTTGGTCGTCTAGTACCTCTAGATTGGCGTTATAGCCCCCTATTTGGTCGTATAGAGCCCTTCGGAAGGCTCTTAGGTGGTTAGGGGCATACCAAATGTAAGAAAGGTTGTGGGGGTATGGTTCAAAGGATAAAGCACCCTTGTATCCATCCTCTACGTAATACTTCCAACCGTGGGCTGGGTCAAACTCAGAATCGTCTGGCTTGCCGTCCTCAAGAATTTGGGCGGTGTCAGAATAGACAAAGCCTACTTCAGGAAAGTTATCAAAGACCCACTCAACATCCATAAGCGCAGTGGGCAGAAGTATGTCGTCATGGTCTAATTCAAGAAGAATGTCACCCCTGCAATAATCCATGCACTCACGTTTAAGAGCACCTACGCCAGTGTGTACAGACCAATACACGGTAACCCGTGCGTCCTCTGGTGGTTCCCATTCGGCATCGCCGTTAAGAAGAACTATCCATTCCCAGTTGTTGTTAGTTTGCTCGTTAAGCGAACGGTAGCACTCGTTAAGATACTTAGGGTCGTGACTAGGAGTGAATACGCTTATCACGTTTCCTCCAGTGGATTGTGTTTTTGAGGTAGATTGGGCCATAGAACAGACTAGCAATACAGAAACCGTATTGGTGGGTTTTGAAGCCATAAATTGTCCACAAAAAAGCGTTGGCAAAAAGAATTACCCATGACCACCACACTTTGCGTCCAGCAAGATACGCACCGGTCATACCAACGCCTTCAAGAATGAATGACCACATTAAAATGAGTATTCTACGTTTGGGTACTTCTTCTTCATGAACTGCACCAGTGGCATCTTTTCGTAGCGTCGGCACAGGTAGTCAAGGCTGACGAACATTGGGTCGTAACTACCGTCACGTACCTCGTGTTTAACAATTATTCCTCGCCAGTGTGCGTTCCCCTGCGGGCCTTTATAGTCTTCATCATGGAGGTAGCATGCGCCCGCAACAAGGCCATGTTGGCTCTTGCCAGCGACGAATCTAAGCCCGTACGCAAGCGTCTGTTGGTGGCCCATCGTGAAACTATGGCCAATGGATTTAAGTCTCGCTTCAACGTTGCCTCCTAGGGGCTTGCCGGTCATTGGGTTGTAGAAGTAATGGCTGTACGCAACACCGTCCAACCACAGGATTTCTAAGTAAGGACTTACTTTCCATCCGCTTCGCTCGTAGTCGAGGTGGTCGGTGGTAACAACTCCCTCAAGTTGTGCATCCATTGAGACAGCACGGTTGATTCTATCTTCGTGGTTGCCAAGGAGGATGTGCCTCTCAGGGTTCCATTTACCGTGCCTGGTCTTACGACGATTCGCATTGAAGTCCGTGAGGGCTTGATTAAGTATTCTCCATGCTTCATTGGCTGCTTCTATGTCCTGTTTGTAACGGCGACCCTCCATAGCCTTCTTGCCTTTGTCATACATGGACAAAGACGGCATGTCTGCGTGGTCACCTAAGTGAATAATTTTAATAGGTTTATCGTGGAACTCGTCCACAATGTATTGACCAATCCATTTAAGATGGTCTGTTGGTACTCCAGCCTTAGCCTGAGTATCTGGAATAATTACGTGTGTTGTTGGTGCCTGCAAGGTAATTCTCCTTGTTTAGTCCGCCTTTCAGCATTCTAACACACAAGTTAGCAACAAACAACAATAATGTAATTTATCTTTCTGTTACTGCGTTTGCCACCTCAGCAGGGGTAATCGAGTACAAGTCGGGCCATTGCATTGCTTTGGGGAACCCTCCATACCACAAAGCACCGGCTACTAATCCAGAACAAATCCAAGTACGGGATTTACGTAGACAAATAGCGTCTGGAAGGATGTTGTCAATGGCACATGAAAGTATGCTAAGATAACTGTATTTCAAGCCCACCTGAGAGCGAGCGAACCTCAACACAAGGTCTCGGTTCGTTGTTCTCGGTAGTTCCACTACCT